TACTAAGGTCTTTCAGTTATACTACCACGAGAACAATACACTTGACTCACTAGCGAAGAAGACAGGTATAAGTAGAAACAGCTTATTTACTACAATAGATAAAGTAAGAACAGAATTAAAATATAAACTAAATGAATAAGTTTTTCGTACCTAAAGAAATATATGAAGATAGAATAAGTATCTGTAAGTCTTGCGTATATTACTTCAAGCCTTCAGGACAATGTAAGAGGTGCTTATGTTTTATGAAAGTCAAAGCAAGGATAAGCAGTCAAGAATGTCCTCAGAAGTATTGGAGTAAAACAACAGAAGTAGAAGTAAGAACAGATATACCTAAAGAAATAATAGCAGAGATTGTATTACTTTGGGAAGACTTAAAAACAGGGAGAGCTAAAGACCAAACGGCAAAGAAGAAAATGATTGAGATATACAATACATTACATAACACGAATTACTCAACAGGAACTAATTGTGGTAGTTGTATAGCTACTTGCTTTGATGGAATAAAAAAGATATATAAAGAATACTCAGTTTAAACTAAATTAAAAAAATATAAGGGTAAGACCTAAAAGCTTTTAATTTTTCAGTCTGAGTAGTAGAGGGGGGTTTTCAGATGCCCCCCAATACAATTAATTAAAATAGTAAAAAATGGAAAGAACTTACAAAACAATTAAATGGATATTGAAAGACAATATCAAAAAGAATGTCAGAGCTTTGTGGACTTGGAAAGATGACAACTTTACTTGTATATATGAAAACTATGATGGAGACGATAGGATTTATACTAGCAGCCAACTTTTAAAACTTTTAACAAAATGATGTATTTAAAAATGATAGCTTGTGTCTTAATATTTATTATCTTCTTTCTTATATTAATGTATATTATAGAACGTAAAATAAGGAGTAAAAGAAATAATAAAATACTTTGGAATATTGATAATATGGATAAAAGAGATAAAGTAGAAACACGAACAGGAGGACTAGCACACGATAGGAACAGAACTTATAGCGAAATACAAAAAGGAAATGAAAAACAATAGAATACCAAGTTACTACATAGGAAGAAGATATAAGATAGAAGCTCGTAAAGTTATTGAAGACTTTGACTTGTCTTATAATCTAGGAACGGCAGTAACTTATCTATTAAGAGCTGAGAGGAAACACGCAAGTCCGATTGAGTGCATACAGAAAGCTATAAACCATTTAGAGTTTGAACTTGATAAACTAAAAAGATGACACTATACACTTGTGAATGTGGAAAGGCTAGGGAGTTAGCTAAGGCTACAATAGTTCATAGAGATGGAGCTTGGGTTGCAAAGGAAGCTGAGTGTGAATGTGGTAAGTATATGGATAGCGAACCAACAGATGGAATACCTACACTACAAAGAACAGAACCAAGCCTAAGTAAGAACAGAGATAAGCTATGGGCAGGTGCAAAAGAAAAGCTAGTAGGCGAAAGAGGAATCAATGAATCCTTTGACTAATGAAGTTCGTGATAAAGTGTGATAAAGATAAGCAAACTCTGATAAACTATTTAAAGGAATTAGGGAATGACTATTTAGTAGATGTAAAAAAACAAAGAAACACAAGAAGCAATATGCAGAACAGTTATTATTGGAGTTGTATAGTACAGACACTATCAAACGAACTAGGCTACTACCCAGACGAAATTCACGACCTCTTAAAATTAAAGTTCTCAAGTGAATGGAATAGTATAGAGATAAACGATAGGAATGTAGGAGTACAAGTAGTTAAGTCTACTGCAAGAATGGACAGTAAAGCCTTTGAGATATATGCAGACCAAATACGAATATGGGCTATGACTGACTTGGGTATCAGACTAATGCTTCCAAATGAATACGAGTAATTTCTATTATATAATATGGAAACAGAACAAAAGAGGACACAGGAGGGTAAAAAGAAGCTACTAGCTGCACTAGAGATGTCTTTGGGTATAGTAACAGAAGCTTGCGAGAAAGCAGAGATAACAAGAAGCAGACATTACGCTTGGATGCAAAGTGATGAAGAATATAAGAAAGCAGTAGATGATATTGATAGTAAGTTTATTGACTTTGCTGAAACAAGTCTAAAGAAACAAATAAAGGAAGGTAACACAACAGCCACTACTTTTTTCCTAAGAACAAGAGGACGTAAGCGAGGGTATAATGAGAAGCAAGAAATAGACTTAACTTCAGGAAATGAAAGAATCAAAATCAATATAAATCTTGGAGATTAAACCTGACTCATTAGAAATCAATCCTCAATTTACACCTAAACAGAAAGAGTGTTTAAAGTATCTATTTGATGATAAGACTAAGGAGGTTTTATTTGGAGGAGCAGCAGGTGGTGGTAAGTCTTGGGTAGGTTGTAGTTACTTAATTACTATGTGCCTTCAATATCCTAAGACTAGATACTTGATGGGAAGGTCAAAACTAGATGCTTTAAAAAAGACTACACTAAATACATTCTTTGAAGTATGCACCGAGTGGAACTTAAAAGCTATTAAGGACTACACGTTCAATGGTTCAAGTAATGTGATAACCTTTTACAATGGTTCTGAGATAATCCTTAAGGACTTGTTCTTATACCCATCAGACAGAAACTTTGATAGTTTAGGTTCATTAGAAATAACTGGAGCATTTATTGATGAAGCTAATCAAATAACTGAGAAGGCTAAGAACGTAGTAGCATCAAGACTTAGATACAAGCTTGACGAGAATGGCTTAATACCTAAGATGCTTATGACTTGTAATCCTGCAAAGAATTGGGTGTACTCAGAGTATTACAGACCTGCACAAGACAATACAATAAAACCTTACAGAAAGTTTATCCAATCTTTAGTTATAGATAACAACTACATATCTAAACACTATGAAACTCAGCTATCTCAATTAGATGAATTAAGTAAGCAAAGACTTCTATTTGGAAATTGGGAATATGATGCTACTGCTGATAGTTTAATAGACTACAATTCTATAATGGGAATGTTCAGTCAGAAAGGAATAATAGGAGATAAGTATATTAGTTGTGATGTTGCACGATTTGGAAGCGATAAGACAGTTATAATGCTTTGGGAAGGCTTACACCTTAAATACATACGAACTATCCTTAAATCAGCTGTAAATGATGTTGTGGACGAGATTAAGAAACTACAACAAGAGAATGAAGTAAATCTTAGGAATATAATAGTAGATGAGGACGGAGTCGGTGGTGGTGTAAAGGATTACTTAAGATGTCAAGGATTTACAAATAATGCTAGACCTATAAAAGGAGAGAACTATCAGAACCTAAAGACTCAATGCTATTATAAATTAGCAGACCAAATAAACAAAGGGCAGATAGGTGTAAGTTGTTCAGACGTTAATGTTAAGAATTACATAACTGAGGAGCTAGAACAAGTCAGAACTAAGGACGCAGATAAAGATAACAAACTACAGATAATTCCTAAAGATACTGTTAAAGCTATACTAGGACGTTCTCCTGATTATGCTGATGCTTTAGCTATGAGAATGTTTTACGAGATAGATAGTAACTTTGGAAGGTACTATGTGCAGTAAAAAAATCGTTAAACTAAAAACAACAAATTTCTATTATATAGTGTATGAAAGTTAAAATTAAAAAATTAGGAAAGACAGAATCGTTCAGTCTAATTAATAGTTGGTCAGATGTTACTTTAGAAACTTGGCTTTCTTTAATCGATTTTGAAACAGGTACTAAGACTGAAGAAGCTACAGAAACAATAGCAGCACTCTCTGACATTCCTAAGAAGTTAATTAAGGAACTATCCTTGTCAGATGTTGCAGTTATAATGAGTAAGGTAGGAGAACTTCAAGCAAAGCAAGATACAAAGCTTAAAAGGATAATAGAGATTAATGATGTTGAATACGGATTCCACCCTGACTTAGATAGTATTAGTTTAGGAGAATACGCTGACATTGAGCAGTTCATTAAGAACGGAATAGATAAACAACTTCCAGAATTGATGAGCGTCCTCTATCGTCCTGTCAAATTAAAGAAGAACGACATATATATCATAGACGCTTATGATGGAGATATACGGCTCAGAGCAGAGGAGATGAAACAGATGTCAGCGGAACAAGTGCAAAGTGCATTGGTTTTTTTTTACACTTTAGGGAAGGTATTGTCAGAGATTTTGCCATTATATTTGATGGAGCGGCTGAAGGAAACGAAGACGCAGTAGCTAGTGAAGACTTTGCAAGCAAATGGGGTTGGTTCGGAGTGATGCACAGATTGTGTGGAGAGGACATTAGTAAATTAGAAAGTATTACAAACTTGAGTCTGTTAGAGTGTTTAACTTGGCTTAGTTATGAAACAGATTTAAACTCACAAAACAAAGTAAAGCGCAATGGTTAAAAATAAGACTTATCTAAATGTAATTGAAACTCTTAAAAAACTAGGAGATAATCATTACTTTATTAATACAACTTCTGTCGGAGATATTTTTGACATAAATCTTGAAAAGGAGGAGATATTTCCACTGATGCACCTCAATCCAACTTCAGTTACTACAGGCTCTAATCAATTAAACTATAACTTCCAAATCTTTGTCTGCGACTTAGTTTCAGAAAAAGCAGATTGGACTCCTGACTTAATTGTAGGCTCTAAAAACCTAAGTAATGAAATTGATGTCTTTAATGATACACTCCAAACGAGTATTGACATTATAAGCATATTCAGGAATAGTAAATGGCAAGCACAAGCAACATTAGATATAAATGCTCCCGTTTATTTTACAGAAGGGGATTATACTTTAGAACCATTTACAGAAAGATTTGATAATTTACTTACAGGGTGGGTGTTTCAGATGACAATAATTGTAGAGAATAGCTTTGATACTTGTGATGCTCCTGTAGCTGATAATCTTATAGGACAATAATGAAATGGAAGATTGGATATATTACAATACAGTTAAGTTGGAAAGGTTGGAAAATTAAATTTGATTTATGAATACTGAAAACATAGAAAGATATTTAGAGAGCTTTGGTAAGCAAGTTGTCAATAGGTCTAAGGGTAACTTACAGAAAGCAGGTAAAGGAGGTAAGCTTGAGGAATCTATTAGTTTTAAAGTCATCGAAGATGCTGATGGTTTTACAGTTCAATTCTTTATGTCTAGTTATGGTCAGTATGTAGATAAAGGAGTTTCAGGAACTAAGACAAAGAGAACGTTTAAAGACTATAAAGGTAAAGTCATAAAGAGTCCATACAGTTATAAGAACTCAAAAGGACACTCACAACCACCTAGCAAGGCTTTAGATAAATGGGTAGTTAGAAAAGGAATAGCTCCAAGAGATGCAAGCGGAAAGTTTATGAAGCGTAAGACAATAACATTCTTAATTGCAAGAAGTATAGGACGAAAAGGAATACAAGGAATAAGCTTCTTTCAAAAACCTTTAGGACTTGGATTAAAGCAGTTTGGAAAAGACTTATTAGGAAGCGTCAAGGAAGATATAATTAACAGTTTAACAACAGTAAAATAATGGCATTAACAATAGGACAGAAACCTTTATATGGAAGAGGAAGGGATACCGCACCTGTAGGACAAGATTTAATATTTACGTTAAAAGATAACACAGTAGTTGGTGCTAATTTTAACGTTAAATTTGTAGCGACCATTCATATCTCTACTTCAGACATTAACTTGGCAACATCAACTGATTTAGTTGGAACTTTTAAAACAACACCAAATAACGTAGGAGTAGGAATATTTAATGTAAGGTCTATATTGGAAAGCTTTGTAAGTCCTGATAACTTAGGTTCAAGTGAATCAGAATTTAAAGGAGTTCCTGCTAGTGATGGAATAGAAGTCCCTTTGCATTTGATAGATAAGTTTTCATTAAATGATAATACTTTAAGATACTTGAAGATTCGCTTTACCATTGAAGGTTCAGCATTGTCAGGAGGTACACCTATTCCAATAGGTACAGAAGCTGACTCTAGTCAATATACTATTTTTAATGGATATGTAAAACATACAGATGCTCTTAAAATAATATTAGGAAATTTTGGTTATGATACAACCGGATTTTTATCAGGAAGCACATCATCAAAGTTCTTAACCAATTCACCTACAACTCAATATGCAAACATTGAAGACTATGGAACTCTATCTTTTATGGCGAAACCAAACCCTTCTTTTCCTTCAACAACAACTGTAGATAATGTAATTTTTTTATTTTATAATTCTTTAGATTCATTAATATCAGCACAAGAAGTAAATAATACAGATGTTAATGGAGGGGTAACAACTTATAGTTCATTAACTCAACAAGACTTACTCCACTTAGGTTGCTTTCCTGCTAATTTACGATATTGGAGTTCTGCATTTGCAACAGCTTTGGCAGCAGACCTTTCTTATTATACAGTACAACTAAGAGAAAGTTCTGATGCATTAATAAGCGAAAAAATTACAATTAATATAAACTGTCCTACTTTAAAAGGTTATGAACCTATAAGACTTACTTGGTTGAATCAATGGGGAGTGTGGGATTACTATACTTTTAATATGAAGTCTACAAAGACAATATCAACTAAAGGAAGTACATACGAACAACTTGAAGGTACTTGGAACGAAAGTATATATAAGCCAAACGGATATAAAGGAGGGAAGAAAGCATTTAGAGTAAACGCTACTGAGAAAATCCAAATGAATTCAGACTTTGTAAGTGAAGCTGAATCGGAATGGTTTGAAGAATTGATAAATAGTCCTGAAGTGTATATCCTAAAAGGTTTTGGAACTACATCTACAACTAGTTTATTAAATCAGTATGTAACTCCTGTAAGACTTACAACTTCTAGCTATACTAAAAAGACTGTAGCAAATGATAAACTTATGCAATACACTTTTGAAGTTGAAAAGAGTAAAACACTTAGAACTCAGTCAGTATAATGAGTGTTCAACTTATATTATATCCACAGAATTATGATGGAATATTTAATTCTATTACGAATTCTTCTACAGAGGTAATTGTTAATGGAACTTCTTTTGTTAATTTAAACGCATCTCCAAGTTATGCTTATGTTGCTAATAATATTAGTCCTGAACAAATAGTAATAAATGCACCTCCTTCAATTATGAACTCTTGGTACAGATTTTCAGCTACAGACTTTGTAAGTCCTTCCCCTGCTTTTCCAACAGTATCAGGCGGTAATGTTACTTTTTATACTGAACTGACGGCAGGATTAAGTTCAGCTAGTGGAATCTATCAAAAGCTTTCTAGTTTAACAATTGGTCAGCAATATCAACTAACACTAAATCTGACAGCCACTTCAGTAGGTTCTTTTAGTATAACATATTTGAATGGAACTACATTGTATGCACAAACGAATCCAACAGCAGGTTCTTTAGTAATAACTTCTACATTTACAGCTCAATCTGTAGATACTACAGTAATGATTTCTTACGAAGCTAATATCGTTGCTTCTGTTACTGTTTCAAGTATATCGATTCAGCCTGTAAGTAATGCAACAGACGGAACAGCAACTTTGTCAGATGGTCAAGTTATTTGCGACCTTTATGAAGATGAAGATATACCTTTAACTTTAAGTGTAGATAATTTCAAGAATGTAGCTGAAAAGCCACAATCTTATTCTAAAGCTTTTAATCTTCCTGCAACAAAAAGAAATAATCAAATCTTTAATCAAATCTTTGAAGTAACAAGAGATGCTAATGGAATAATATTTAGTCCATATAAAAGGACACAATGCGTTTTAAAACAAGATGGATATATTTTATTTAAAGGATTTCTGAGCTTGTTAGATGTAACTGAAAAAGATGGTGAGATAAGTTATAACGTTAATTTATATGCAGAAGTAGTGGCTCTTGCTGATGTTTTAAAAGATAAAACCTTTAGCCAATTAGACTTTACAGAACTAGAACACGATTACAATAAGACACAAATCAAATACAGTTGGAATGATTCAGGAACAGGAATAACATATACTAATCCAAACACTTCAGGATTTAGAAATGCTTATAGTACAGTAAAATATCCTTTTGTTAATTGGAATAACAATTGGATATTTGCTAACAATCCGGGAGCAACAGGTCCTACAGATGGAAATCCACAGTTAGTTAATTTAGAACAAGCGTTTAGACCTTTTATAAATATAAAATATTTAATAGATAGAATTTTTCAAGACACTCCTTTTACTTATACTTCAGAATTCTTTAATTTAGATACTACAACAGGAGGTGCTTTTGATTTTGACAGATTGTTTATGGACTTTAATTGGGGTGCTGACAATGCTCCTGTAGTTTTTACAAATAGTGCAACTTCAGGGTTTCCTAATTTTATTAGTTATACAGCAGGAGCTAATACTGTAGATTTTCCTTTCGCTACTATATCTTCTGATTTTGGTTATAGTGCAGGAGTTTTTACAGCTCAAGCAGACAATCAAATATATAATATTACTTATGATATAGAAATGATGTCAGCATTAGGAGGACCTTACACACTTACTTGTGAATGGGTAGATAGCACAGGGACTATTTATAATACACAGACATTAACTCCTAATCTTGTAGGTAGTACTTTTTTTACATTTTATTCAGGTACATTTTCAAGTATTCCATTGTCTTTGGGAGACACTTTATTTTGTAGATTTACAGTAGTAAGTGGAACTATTACAATACTTGACAACCAAACAAATTCTTTTATGGGAACTACATCAGCTTATAATACTACAAATGAAACTTTGTTAGAAACATTGAGAGGTGAGTTAGGACAATGGGATTTCTTAAAAGGATTGATTACTATGTTTAATTTAGTTACTTTACCTGATGAAAATAATCCCAATAACATTATTATAGAACCCTATGTAGACAAGTTCACAATTAATACAGCAGGATTAAATCTAAAAGATAGAGGTATTAAATATGATTGGACTGACAAGATAGATGTTTCACAAATGAAGCTAACTCCATTAGATGATTTAAACAAAAAAACTATTTTAAAGTTTGTAGAAGATGATGATGACTTTGCTTTCCAAAATTACAAGAATCAAGTAGGAGGTCATTTATACGGAAGTAAGAAGTATGATGCTTGGAATGAATTTAATATATTAGAGGGGACGAAAGAAATAATAGCAGAACCTTTTGCAGCTACAGTAGTAAAGCCTTTAGCTAGTCAATTTTCTTCTTTTATAACTCCTGCTCTTTATGCTTATAATCCTGATGATGACACTTCTGAAGGATTTGAAAACAGTCCTAGAATAATGTATGATAATGGAATCAAGTCTACAGGTGCTTCTTACTATATACCAGCACAAAATGGTTTAGGTAGCGAGAACCAAAATGACTTTTTACAGTTTAGTCATTTGTCAGATATACCTACAATAACAACAGTACCACCTGCAATTACAGACACAAGAGATTTTCACTTTGGCGAATGTCAATTAATTTCAGGAACCTCTACACCTAACAATCTTTTCAATTTATATTGGCTTGCTTATTTTAATCAATTATACAATCCAAATACAAGAACAATGACTATCAAGGTAGACCTTTCACCTTCAGATATTAATTTATTCAAGTTTGATGATGTTGTTTTCTTAAAGAACAGAGCCTTTAGAGTTAATAATATAGATTACAAGCCTAACGATTTATCAACAGTTGAATTTATACTTATAACATAATGCCTGATATTACTTATTCAATACCATTCTTAACAGGATTCACAGTTAAACCTTTATCAGTTTCAGGACTTGGAGTTGTATCTTTTACTGACGGACGCATAGAGATAACACCTAATCAATTACAATGTGAGGCTTATGGATATACTTACAACGAGGCAGCAGGAACTTGTTCAACCTTTAGATTTAATACAAACCTTAATAGAAGTTTCAATAACGCAAACAACAATACAAAAGGCTCTCAGAATGTAACAGAAACAGGAACTAACAATACTCTTATAATGGGAGAGAGTAATACTGTTAAAGGATTCTCAAGAAATAACATTATAATAGGAAGTAATAATGAGATAGCTAACGGAGTAAACAATGCTAACGTCTTTGGTACTTTAGGAGAGGTTACAGCGTCTAACTCTATTGTCTTAGGAGGTAACGCACCAACTGATAATTTAGGGGAACGTCAGTCTATTGAATTACTATATGGTAAACAAACTACAAACGGAAATACAACTGCAAGTAACTTAAATAACTTATCAGCTAATTACCTTGCAATTCCTGATAATACTGCTATGTACTTTCACGCTGATTGTCTAGCCGTAAGAGTTGGTGGTACAGGAGCAGGAACTATTGGGGACTATGCTAGTTTTGTACAAAGAGGTGTAGTGATAAATAAGTCAGGAGTATTATCTGTAAATAGTGAGCGCGACCCTATAAAAAGTTCAGGAACAGTTACTACTTGGAGAACGACAGGAAATATAACAGGAACTAACTTTTATATAGGAGTAAGAGGTGCAACAGATGTAACAATAGAATGGGCTTGTAACATTAGATTCACACAAATTAAAACAGGAGTAACTTTATAAAATAAAATTATGGCAAAGGAAATACTAGAATTAGAAGTTAAGTCCAATATAGGGGATGTATCTAAAGACACGAACTCTTTAACTAAAGAATCTAATAAAGCTTCAACAGGAGTAGCAGGTATTGGAACAGCATTTGCTTATGTAGGGAGAGCTATTAAGGCAGCAGGAATAGGTTTAGTAGTAGCTTTGATGGCAAAGTTAATGCAAGTCTTTAGTCAAAACCAAAGAGTATTAGATTTCTTTAATACATCTATGACTACTATGAGTATTGCCTTTAATGACTTATTTAGTTACTTAGATGATAACTATGAAGTTATAAAAGGTTACTTAAAAGGATTATTTACAGACCCTTTAGGAGAGATGGCAAAGCTAGGTTTAGGTATTGAGAAATTCTTTATAGATAAAATGAAGGGTTTATCCTTAGTATTAAAAGGGGCTGCTAAAATGATGGCTAATCTTAGTAATCCTAAGAAGATGTTAGAAGGATTTGCTCTAATCGCAGGAGGTGTGGCAGCAGCAGGAAGAGAAATAGCAGATATATATAATGATATAGAAAGTTCCGTTAGTGGATATGTAAGTAGCGTAGTAGAACAGGCTAAAGGACTTACAGCCGTAACTAATGCTGCACGTTTAGCAGAAGTACAATTTTCAGCTTTGAATGCTCAATACTTAAAAGAAGCAGAACTTCAAAGACAAATAAGAGATGATGTATCTAAGACTTTTGCAGAACGAATAGAAGCTAATAATAAGTTAAGTGATATATTATCTGAGCAGTCTAAAGCACAAAAAGAACAAGTACAAATACAAGTAGATGCAGCACAAGCTCAGTTTAATATAAATCAAAGTATTGAAAATAGAATAGCATTAGGTCAAGCAAACAACGCTATGCTAGAACTTGAAGAAACTATTAATGGACAAATATCCGAGCAACTAACTAATCGAACAGGACTAGAAGAAGAATTAAGACAAGGTAGAGAACAATCTTTAGCAGAGGGTACTTCAGGACTAGAAAGAGAATTAGAAGAACTTAGATTAGCTTATGAAGAAAAGAAAAGACTAGCTGTAAAGTCAGGAGTAGATACTACAGCTATTACAAAGCAATATAACAAAGAACAGTCTTTATTAGTACAAGAGAATATGAATGCTCAGTTAGAAGCGTTCTCAGGACTTGCAGGAGCTTTAAGTGCATTAGCAGGGGATAACAAAGCATTAGCAGTAGCGTCAGCAGTTATTGATACTTACGTAGGTGCGAATAAAGCATTTGCTCAAGGTGGTACTTTAGGATTTGTAACAGGAGCAGCCGTTATTGCAGCAGGTTTAAATAATGTTAGAACTATTATGGCAACAGATGTTCCAAGCTCAGGAGGAGGAGGAGGTTCAGTTGCAGCACCAAGTACACCTGCACCACAAATGATGTCAGGAGCTTTTGAACTTACAGGAGGAGTAGCACCTGAAGCAACTAAAGCGTTTGTTGTTACTGATGAAATGACAAACAGTCAAAATCAATTAGCAAATATAAGAAGAAGAGCTACAATCTAAAATCAAATAAATAATTAATTAATCTATTATATATAAAAGA